ATGCTTTTGCTTCTACAATATCTGAAGGTAGGGTTTTTGTGTATGTGTATCCAGAGCTTGGTAGGAATCTATTTTTAAAAAAGTTATCAAATGCAAACTGTTCTATAGTTATACTTTTTTGTTGTGTTTCTGGTAGATTTTTATATGCCTCTTGAACTGCAGGTTCAATTTTAGTATCCCCTGTTAATTCATCTTTGTATATACCATTAAATTCTGCTAGTGCTCTAGTTCTTAAAGACATTTGATCTTCTCTACCTAAACTAGTATACGTTCTATCTACACCTTCTTCAACTCCAAATATGTCTTCAAAGCTAGGAAGTTTAGTTGTAGTAGTATCTTCAGTAGGTGCAGCAGCTGCAGGCATTTCACCTTCTACTTTAGGTGCCTCAGCCATCATAGCTTTTTCTTGTGGCATACCTAAACCTAATTGATTCTTAAGAGTGTTAGAACCAAAACCATTCTTAGTCATATTATTCATAATAAAGTTTTGTTGGTCTTCCATAGTCTTAAATCTTTTTTCTGCTCTTTCACCATAGGTACCTGCTTGTGTAGCTTCTAAGTATGCTTTTAATTTAGCTTCATTAAAACTATCACCTTCTGATAATACAGAAACAACTTCATCATAATCAGTAAAGTTATTTTGATCCATATAGTTTGCTATATCAGCACCATATCTTGCTTTTACTTTATTATATGTATCTTGTCTTTTTGTTTCATTCTTTTGAAATTCTGGTAAAGTATTTGTATAAAAATTACTACCAGCTTGTTTTACAATATCTTCTTTTAATCTGTCATTAGCTTCTGTGTTTGCTATCTTTGCACTTAAATATCCAGTAGCAACACCTCTTGCCATTCTTCCAAAATCTATAGCCATTACTCAATCTCCTCTGCTTGTTCTGGTTGTGCCATTAAACCTGTCATTTTAGGTTCAGCTGTAATATCTTTAGCAATACCTTTAGCTATTGTTTCAAATTGTTTTCTATTTTCTTTAATTTGTATAATAGATTGTAAAGATTTTTTATTAGTTAAATCTTGCATAGACATTCTAATTTTTTTAACACCACCATGGATTCCTACAGCAGCAATCATTTTCATTACAGGTTCAGTAATAATAAATGCTACATCGGGTGTCCATTTACCTTCTGCAAATCCTGTAAAAATAATAATACGACCAATAGCTTCTACAGGTATACCTGCATCAAGCATAGCAATAACTTGTTCTGCAAATTGTGGTTGAGTTAGTTTATCCCAAACATAATCAGCAGCCTCTGATGTATCTGTATATTGTGGTGGATGTTCCCATGGGTAATTCCCTGGTTTATCAGTTAGCCCTTGGCCAGGTACTGGGGCATCAAAAGGATTGTTATCTGCTTCTTTAAATTGATCCATGATTCTCCTATGTAAATAAATTTCTGTTTCTTAAACCTTTAGTAAGTCTGTATTCCCATTCTGCATTTAATGTTTCTGCATCTACAGTTTTCATTCTAACATCTGGGGCTTGAGCAGCACCTGCTTTATATGAAGTCATTCTTCCACCATAGCTTGGCATACTTACTGAAGTATCTATGGGTGACCATGGTTGTTCAGATGCACCTGGTAATTTAGTAAATAAACCACCTACTTTTTCTCCAATACCTTTACCTATAGCTGCACCTGTAGGCCCACCTATAGCACCACCAATGGCTCCACCAACCCATCCAGCAGCTTTTGATACAGCACCTTTAAATATATTTCCAATACTCATTTATCCTCCTATGGACTAGTTAATAGATCAAATCCAAACTTACCGATCATTTGATACATTGCATCTTTAGATGATTGATCTTGTAAGTCTATAGCAGTAGATCTTTCTAAAGCAGCCATAGCTAAATTATGATTTCTATTAGCTTCATTTTCAGATGCAGTATTTACCCATGATGCTTCATCTCTCCATTGTTGCCATGCAGCAGATAAAGCCCAGTTAGATAAGTTTAATAAGTTCTGAGCATTCGCTTGGTTAGCAGCATTCGTAGCAGCAGTGTTTGCTGTATTGATTGCTCTTCTCCAAACTACATTTGATTGATCTATTTCTCTTTGATTGTTTACATTAAATTGTTGTCTTTGACTTTCTAATGTTGCATTAAACTGATTAATAGCAGCTTCTCTAGCAGCATTAGCTTCATCAACAGCAACTTGATTTTGTGCATTAAGTGCAGCTATTTTATTAGCTTCACTAGTTGCATATTGATTCATAGCATCAGCTCTAACAGCATTTTGTTCTGCCATTTGTGCTGACATATTGTCATAAAATTGATTAACTTGATTCTGACTTTGTGCATTAAATTGTAATGCAGCATTCTGTGCAGCTTGGTCAGATAATAAAAATGTTTGTCTTGCATTTAGATTAGCTAAACTTGTTTGTTGTCTATTAGACAAGTTAGCCATATCCATTTGTAAATATGATTGTGCATTAACTATATTAGCTTGTTGATTGTTTGCTAAGTTTTGGAATATCATATCCTTATACGTAGCAGCATCTTGAGCAGCAATAGGTACAGCTGCATTCATAATACCTTCAGCTAATGCCTCAGCAGCCATAGAACTAGCACTCATACCTCTTCTATTCATGGCAGCTTCAGTAGCCTTAGCAGCACCTCTAGCCCATACAGGTAAAGGATTACCCGATTGTATAGCTGTAGTTACTTCTTGTTGTAAAGATTGTAGCTGGCCCTTAACGGTAGCATCAGCAGTAATAGCACCTGTAGCAGCTTGTGCAGGTGCAGTTAAAGTACCTTGTGCAGCAGTAGCTGTAGGAGTAACCCCTGCTACTTGAGCAGCAGTCATTTGTGCTGCAGCTTGTGCAGTTGGTGCAGTTGTAGTTGTAGCAGTTGGAGCCGTAGCAGCTGTTATAGTTGGAGCTGTAACAGCAGTTGGAGCAGCAGCAGTCACAGGTGCTTGAACACCTGGCGTAGCCATTAACTCCCCAGTACCTAACTGTTGTAATTGAGGTGATACAGTTGTGCCTGTAGGAAGCGTTGGCTGTGCTACTATATTTTCAATTAAGGTAACAGCTTTTTGACTTCCTGTTTGCTCAGCTTGAGCAGGAGCTATTGCACCTTTTTGTAATTGAGTATCATCTGGTGTAGTTGCCATAATTATCTTCCTTGTCTATTATATTTTTTATAACTTCTTTTTTGTGATTTATTTAATTTTTTCTTATGAACCCCTGGTCTTTTTCTAGGTTTTGGTCTTGGTACAAAGTGTAAAAAATTTACTTTTGCCATATAAAATTAAAGTATCAACTTTGTTATTTAAACTGTTTTCCAGTTACCCAAGCAACCAAAGAATTTCTTTCTCCTTTTGTTACAGGTTTTACCTCATGCAACATATAAGATGGAAATAAAACTAATGTTCCTTGTTCTTTTTTCATTTCTGTACCTTTTTCATCTTCATATAAGATTAATTCTCCACCCTCATATTCTTTAGAATTAGTAAGTTGAATTGATAATGATAATTTTCTTATTACCATATTTAATGCTCTATCAATGTGTTTTTCATATTTATCAGATGGTGCTTTATAGTTTGTAAATTGTAATCCCTCATTTAAACCATGAAGATCAAATTGAAAAAATCTATCATTAAGATTTAAAACTATATCTGTAATTCTTCTATACACCCAATCTAAATTATCATTAGGATTTAACCAAGTTATTTGACTTAATCTAGCATCTGTTTTACCTTTAGTTTTTCCTTTAATTAAACCTTTATCTTTTCCAATTTTAATTATTTTTTTACATTCTTCAGGAGTAAATGCTTTTTCCCAATAAGCATAGGTACAAACTTTATCTAACTTAAAAGACCAAGATGGATTATTAAATTTTTTCACACCACTAATTTAATTTTATTCTATTAAATCCCAAGATTGATTAGTTTCATTCCAATTATATCTTTGACCATCTGTAGGATAAGCAACTGGTGCTTCCCAAAGACAAGTTGTTTCATTTAATATCCAACTATTATAAGTTTTTGGTGGAATAAAAGCATCTCTAGTTTGGTCATAAGTATAACCAATTCCAGCATAATTTTTTCTAAATGGTGTACCATCTAATTTATGAATACCACCATGTGTATTATAAGATGTTTGTTTCCAAACTGCTCTATCTTTATATAGGTTTTGTAAAAATTCAACACCAGCTTGTTCGGTTGTTGCAATATCATTTGATACTACTTCAACTCTTTGAATTATATTTCCTACTCCTAATTTTGCAAAATGTGCCATAAATTATCCTGTATAAGTTCCACTTCCTGTAAATGTTAATATTGTATCTGAACCAGATGTTCCTACTGTTGGACTTCCTGTTGTAGTACCAGAATAACTTGCAGTTGGCATTCTCAAAATTACAACTCCACTTCCTCCATCTCCACCAGTACCAGGAGAGCTTGATTGACCTCCACCACCACCACCACCTGTATTAGCAGTTCCGTTTCCTGGTAAAACACCTCCTGTAGTACCACCATCTCCTCCACCACCATCTCCTCCTGGAGGTTGAGTTGGACTTTCTATATTTCCACCTCCTCCACCACCTCTTGTAACAGCAGAACCTGTTATTGAAGATGATAAACCATCTCCACCATATGCTTGTCCATCTGTATTGCCAGCTTCTCCAGCACCACCACCACCTCCAGCTTCTAAAGCTGGAGAATTTCCATTTCCTCCAGCATAACCTTGATTAGCAGTTCCAGGCTGACCTCCACCAGTAGTAGTAGCACTACCACCTCCACCAGAACCACCTGAATCTCCACTAGTAATAGGGCCATTTCCATTACCACCACCTCCACCACCATTTGATGTGATTGTAGTAATATCTGAACCAGAAAGTGAAGAATCTGTACCAGCAACACCATTAGCTGGACTTCCTGTTGCACCAGCACCACCAGCACCTACTGTAATTGTATAAACTGTACCACCATTAAAAGTTAAAGAACTTTCTGAAGAACCTCCACCACCAGATGTTTCTGTAGAGTAAGAATTTCTATATCCTCCAGCACCGCCTCCGCCTCCTCTATCAAATCCTCCACCACCTCCTCCAGCGATAACTAAAAAATCTACTGAATAAGTCTGTGGAGTTTCTAAAGTAACATCATCATCAACACTTGGAATCCAACCTTGTGTTGCACCAGAATAAACTATTCTTACTGATTGACCATTAACATCATAGACAGGATTAGGAGATGAGTTTCCTTGAAAATTTAAACTGTTAGGGTTTATTGTAACATTATTTGTTGCCCAATTTCTTGCATAATCTGAAAATTCTATTGTATCTCCAACACTTGCTGATCCTGGAAGTGTAACAGTACAAGCATTTGATGTTGTATCAATCCAATAACCATTACCAGCTACCGCTGATAAAGTTGTTCCTGTAACAATACTTGATTGCCATTGAATACCACCACCTACAAATTCTGCACCTGAAGCAACTTGTACGGTATCCCCAGATTTACCAATAGTAATAGTACCAGCACTCTCGTTGATAATATTATTACCATCTTGATCTTGAATTGTATCTACTTTAAGTATACTAGCCATATTATACTCCTATTAATGCTTTTACTTCGGATTCTGTCAATCCTAAGTCTAAAAGTTTTTGTTTGCCAGATGCTTTTTTATTTATTGCGTCTTGCTTTTCTTGTTCTATTTCAGCTTCAACAGTTGGTATCATAGCTTTAATATCTTCTTTAGAAATAGGTGTAGTATTTTTATGCCATTCTATTTCGCAAGTATCAATATCATTTCCTCTTACAGTTACGATTGCACTAGGATTTATTTTAAGTATTGCTTCTATAATCATGCTTCTATCTCCATAATAGTTAAACTTACATTCCAGTTACCACCATCTGTTGTATTAAAATAAACTGCATTTGCTGTTTCACTTCTAAAATATGGTGTATATGTAACTGCACTTGTAGTGTTAGGAGTATCTAAAAAACTGAAACTGTGTGGTAATTGCATTTGACCAGCAGCACTAATTGCATTCATTACATAACCTACTTGTGATGTATTACTATCAACATCTGTTACACTCATACCACTATATGAACCAGCACCAATTTTTCTATGCATTCTAACTTTCATTTCTCTATTTTCGCCTACATAAGCATTTCCACCATTCATAAGAATTAAAATTTTATTACTTGCTGATGATGGTGTTAAAGAAACCTCAAAATCTGAATCTGCTTGTACATAACTACCACTACTTGTATTTACATCTCCACCCCAATTAACAGTAGCAACTTGTAAAACTTTACCACCACCAGCTTCTGCAAAAGTATTATCTCCTCTTAAAAAGGTTGTAGCATCTTTAGTTCCTGTTGCTGATAAATCTGCTAATGCAATATTTCCAGTTAAATTTAATTTAGAATAATCTATAGCTGCTGAAGCATTTACTTTAGCATTAGTAACTGTTCCATCAGGCAATGTAACTGTACTATTAGAAGTATCTAAAGTTACTCCAGTAGGTACTGTAAATGTATCACCACTATCACCTAAAGTGACATCAGTTCCTGAACGTGGACTTATTTTATTTACTTTTACTTCTGACATAATTACGGTTTAGTTGGCCATGTAACATTATTTACATCGTCAACATTTGTTAAATTGTTAGTAATATCTCTTAAACTTTGTCTATAAATTTCCCAAGATGTTTTATCTGCTATTGGAGAATCTGACATCATAACCCAATCGCATGATGCAAGAAGTCTATCTCTTTTACTTCTTAAATCTGCCATAGCTCTATCGAATGCACCTGCATTCCAAGCAGCTTCTTCAGCTTGTCTTTGTGCGATTTCCTCTGGTGTTAGAGGTACTTGTATTCCATTTACTAATTTGTGCATAATGTTCTCCTTATAAATTAATTTACTCCGAATAGCAATATTTCTCCACTATCTATGTTTCCACTAGACATTTGGAATTTGATAGCATCTATTGCTGATGTAGTGTTCCCATACCCAGCAGTATATACATTTTTTGTAGCATTATCATCAGTACAAGTATTAGAATTGGAAATAAAATGTTTAACATAAGTAGTAGAACTTGGATTAAACAAATGTAAATATCCACTAACATTTTGATCTGCATCTGAACCAACACCATCAACTATATTTGCAAAAGCAGTTGATTGAGCTAAATCTTGTCCTGTTGAATAAAGCAAACCAGCAGAACTATCACTTTCATAGTGTACTGCTCTAAAAAATGTAGTAGTTTTTGTAACATTATAATTAGAACCAGAATCTGTAGAAAAGTTAAATTGAAATTTAGGATTATCTACACTTGGATGTATGTTTACAAAATAAAAAACATATTCCTTATATGTACTATCAATACCAGATGTGAACTCTATACTAGCAGATGCACTAGCAGTAGCTTTTGAGATAAATTTTAAATCTGCACCAAAGCCAGATGCCATTGAGCCATTGTCGAATATTGTTGTGCCGTTAGATATTAAACCCATTATTTTACTCCATACATTTTGATTATGCCATCATCTATGTTGCCAGATGCATATTTAAAATCAATTGCATTGATGGCACTAGTAGTATTCCCATACCCAGCTACATAAGCATTTACTGTGTAAGCAACAGAACTATTATCAACAAAATTACTATTTGAAATAAAATGTTTTACAAAAGTGGTATTACTTGGATTAAAAAGAATTAAAGTTCCTGAAAAAGACCTATCAGCTTGATTTGCACCTGCAGCACCTCCCATAGTTAAATTTTGGTAGGCAGTTGATTGTGCTAAATCTTGGTTAGTATCATAAGCTAATATATTATCATTATCACCTTCAGTATGATAAGCACCAAAATTTGTGCTTGTTTTTGTTACATTGTAATTACTTCCACCATCTGTACTTAAATTAAAAGTAAAATTAGAATTTGTTGATGGGTGTATGTTTATTAATTTAAAAACATAAACATCATAAGTAGAATCTATCCCAGATGTAAATTCTATAGATGCACTTGCACTTGCTGTTTGAGTTGAAAGTAATATTAAACTTCCTGTTGGTACTCCAGCATCTAAAGCACCATTGTCTATTAAAGTTGTTCCACCTGATACTACTGCCATTAGCTATCCTTTATTCCATATAGTTTTATTGTGCCAGAATCTATGTTTCCAGAACCAAATTTAAATCTTACACCATTTACTGCTGATGTTGTGTTACAATATCCACCAGAAAATTGTTCTTCAGTGTATGGTGGACTAGATGTATCAAATGAATTTGCAATAGTCATATAATGTTTTACAAATGTTGTACTTGATGGATTAAATAATTCTAAAGAACCACTTACTCCACTATCATTATCATTAACAACTGAACCACCAGCTATCATTTGTTCTCCAGTAGATTGTGCAGTATGTAATGAAGTAGCATAACCTAAAAATGGACTTGTACCATTTTCCCTATGATAGGCTTGAAAACCAGCAGAAGTTTTAGTTACATTGTAGTTAGAACCTCCATCACTAGAAAAATTAACTTGAAATGGAACTGTACTATTACTTGGGTGGCAGTTTATAAACTCAAAACGATATATTGGATAGGTGCTATCTATTCCACTTGTAAATTCTATTGAGGCTGAAGCTGATGCGGTTTGTTCAGATATTAAAACTAAATTTCCTAGACTAGCTTGAAATGCACCAGCATCTAAAATTGTAGTGCCATTGGAGATAAAAGCCATTTCTAAATCTCCTCTAGTTTAAACTTATATTTTTTACCTGATTTTCTATTTATTAAGAATAAATCTTCTGATCCTTCTTGAATAGTCCAAGAACCTTTAGTGCCATCAACATCATTACCTGTTTTTGATTCATTATTTAAATTTAAGTCTCCAGTATATATGTTAGCCCAAACTTTAGATGATGAACCTAAATCGTAAGTATCTGTAGTAGAAGGTATTAAACTTCCTGTAATTTCTTTTGAGTTAATATCTAAGTTACCACCTAATTGTGGCGTAGTATCACTTACTAAATCTACTGCCCCTGCTGGAAGAGTTACTGTTGCATTCGATAAATCTACTGTATCTCCAGATTCACCAACAGTTAATGTTGTGCCAGATTGTGGTGCGACTGTATCGACTTCAATTTTACTCATTAAATTATTACCAATGTTCCTGTTACTGTCACTGTTTCAGTAAAAGTAACTGGGCCTGCAAGTACTGCAGATTCAATTTCCATTTTCTTATCCATCACTTGTGCATGATGGTAAATATCTTCTGACGCAGGTTTATCCCCTACATATACTGTTCCATTTACTTCACTCATGTTGTCTCCTATGTACTAATACTATCAACTCTGCTTAACCATGCATCAACACTTGTTGCTGCACTAGCTAAACCATACAATACATCACCAGATTGCATTACAATTTTAGCACCACCTTGAATTAGTTCAACTGAACTAGCAGGTGGAATACTTAAATCTTTTGCTACATATCTGTCTGTACCTACTCCACCTTTATCAATATAAACATCTACAGTTACTGAACTAGCTGTAGTATTGGTTAGTCTTAAACCAATAATAGCATCGTCAGAATCTGCAGTTAATAGAGTAGTTTCAGAGTTTGTGATTTGTGTGCCAGTTGATTCAAAATCCTGTGCCATTGTTTATTTTCTCCTTATTTATAATATTATACTCGTTTTTTTAAAAATGTCAACATTAAAGTGCAATCGCCATAGCTACAGCAAAACCTGCACTAGCAGCACTATCTATTTGTGTTTGTATAGCAGATGTTACACCAGATAAATAGCCTAATTCTGTATCTGTTACAGTTGATACAGCTACTTTTCCAGAACCATTAGCTATTAAAGCTCTAGATGCTGTTAAATCTGATGAAGTAATAGTTGTTGCAGCACCAGTAATTGTATCTTCTTTAGCATTTATTTGTGTTTGAATAGCAGATGTTACACCATTTAAGTATCCAAATTCTGTATTTGATATTGACCCATCATGAATTTTAGTTGCATCAATTGCAGCACTAGCATTAATATCTGCATTAACAATAACACCAGATCCAATAGCAGCAACACCTGTATCTGCAATAGTAATATCTCCAGATACTACATTATCAATCCATTTAGATGTACCTGTATCATAAAATAATAATGATCCATCTGCAGGAGTTGTAATATTAACATCTGTTAATTCTGATAATTCATTAGCTGTTGCAACTTGAGTATCTACATAATCTTTTACAGCTGCACTTGTAGGTAAAGTTGTATCATTATCATTTGAACTAATACCTTCTGATTCAAGTATAATTGCTGATCCAGCAAAGTCTGCTACTTCTAAATTTGTAATACTATTTCCAGTACCATTAGCATCAATAGTTTTATTAGTTAAAGTATCTGTAGTTGCTCTACCAACTAATGTATCTGTAGATGTAGGTAATGTAATTGTACCAGTATTTGAAATTGTAGATATAACTGGTGCAGTTAAAGTTTTATTTGTTAAAGTTTGAGCTGTTGATAAATCAACTGTAGTTCCTGTATCTATGCTTAAAGTTACATCACCAGTTGTACCTCCACCTGATAAACCTGTACCAGCATTAACTGCAGTAATATCTCCTACAGGTATTGTAGCAACTTGAGTATCAACATATGCTTTAATAGATTGTTGAGTAGCTAATGCAGTTGCACTATCAGATGACATTGTATCTTCATCTAATATCGCTGTAACTGTTGCACCTGATGCTAAAGCTAAACTTGTATTTGCAGTTAATGTAGTAAATGTACCAGCAGCAGGAGTTGTACCCCCAATAACTGCATCTACTGTACCTGCATTAATATCAGCAGTATCTGCTACTAAGCTATCAATATTAGCAGTACCATCAATATATAAATTTTTAAATTCTAAACTAGCTGTACCTAAATCAATATCATTATCTGTTATAGGTACAATAGCACCATCTTCTATTCTTAATTGTTGTACAGATGAAGAAGATACATTTACATAAAATTCTAAATGGTTATTAGAAGTATCTAATAAAATTCTATTATATGCATTGCTATCTCTTAATACAGATACAGGCCCACCATCACCCGCAGTACCATCATGCGTGTGTCCTGTGCTTGCATTAAAGGCAGATATTAATTGATTAAATTCATCATTAGTATCTGCTGCTGCAATAACGTCACCTGTTGTATAAGTTGACTGTCGTGTTGAGTATCCTGCCATTTTATCTTCTTCCTCCTGGAGTAAATTCTAATTGAAATCCTTTAACTGAAAATGAGTCTGCTTGGTTTCTATCATCTATTTTTAAAGCGACTGCAAATCCAGAGCCTTCTACTGTTTGTCTTATAAGTGGTGTTCCTGATGCACCATATAAACCACTACCATATAATGCTGTACCATATAATGCAGCACCCCCTGCAGATTGAATACTTATTGCGTTTGGTTGTGGGGTATTTGAGTCATCATAATTATATCTTACAGCTAACTCAGCATCAACGGTTGTACCTTCTCCTTCATAGTTTAGATTAACCCTTTGCATATATTTTCTTAAACCAGGATCACCCATAACCATATCTGGAGATCTATAAGTAGCTACAATTGTATTATTTGCAGTTCCATTAGCAAATGTATTACCTACTTCCATTTTATAAATATAACCATCATAGCCACCAAATACTTGAGTTTCTACTGCACTTATAAAATCTGAATCTGTACATGATGGTTTAATACCAATCATATCTGAAAACTCAAAACCAATTTGTCCTGTATTAACATTTGCTTTTAATACACCAATAACTCCTTTTGCTGAACCTTGTGCTCCTGCAGTTGTTGGATAAAACAATCTGTATTGAGATTTATCTCTAATAACTAATGATGATACTCTATCTAAAGTTATCTCATCAATTCTAGCTTGTATTTGTCTAGAAATAGAACCTAGTTCAACGTCACCAATTCTAGCTGTACCAGCAATAGTTCTTAATCCATCTGGTGCTAAAAATATAACATCACCACCAATCTCTTGAATACTACCACCATCTCTGCAACCAATATTTCTAGTTACTTCTTGTACTGCAAAATCAGCAGAAGAAGAACCTAATAATTTATAAATTCTATCTTCACAAAATATAAATAATTCATTTCTAAATACTCTTAATCCTACAACATTAGAGTCAACTTTAAATGAACCTGCACCATCAGCAGTAGTAAAATCATCTTCTGCAAAAGGTGCACTAAATAAAACTTCTTGTGGATTAGTAGCACCAGCATAAAACATATGGTTTTGAAATGCTTTTACAAACTTAGGATTTGTAGGTGCAGTTCCACCATCTGTTGCGTTTATAGGATCTACAGTCCAACTAGTATCTATTGTTTGTGCAGCTGAATGTCCTGTAGCAATTATAACTTTGTCTGTTCCATTAAAGTTATATTTTTCAAAATCATATGTTCTAGTTGATGTACCTAAACCTGTAGCAATTGTAGTCCAACTTCCAGATGTTGTACCATAGTGAATATCACCACCCATTGCTACAATAACTTGATCGTTAAATATAATTGAACAATCTACAATAGTATTTGAATTACTTGAGCCTGTAGGTATAATTGTTGAATTAAATAATGCTGTACCATTTACTCTTCTATAGCCACCTTTAATATCTGGTTCAAAATTACGTAATATAAGTGCTTCACCTGGGGCCATTGAAAAAACATCTTTGTTTAATACTAGACCTCCTGCACAACTAACTACGTATGGGGATATTAAATCAGTAGCTGGCATTAACTACCCCTGCATTTTACGTGCTTTCTCTGCTTCGTATAATTGTCTTAATTTTTCTAATTCAAAAATTGATTTGTCTGGAAATACTTCCATGACATTATCTTTTTCAACAGCTTGTTTGTATTTGTTATAATCACTTAAACTAAACACACCACCTGCCATTTCCATATTATTATTTTTTTGCATTGCATTTTTTTTGGATTTATAATCCATATTATCTTCTGCGTATTTTGCATCATCTCTTATAGCCATAATATCTCCTATACTATTTGTACTCTAGTTCCTTGGTTAATTCTTGAGTCTCTCATATACTCTTGTCTTGAAGAGTAATCTACTCTTAATAATCTTAATTTTCTTTGATAATCTCTTTCTGCCATAGATGCATGTTGAGCATCAGACCTTAACATATAAGTATAATATTTAGATCTATCTATTACTAGTGGTGCAAATCTATCTGGTAATGACATAGTATCTGTATATGTAGATAAATCTGTATGAGTTATAAAATAATCATACTCAATAGTATAGTCATCTTTATCTGGTATTGGGCTTAATCCAAAGTATCCATAGTCTGGTTTTCTGTATACAAATTCTGGAGTAGCATATACACCATCATCATTTTTAGAATCTCTTTCTTTAAAAGACTGTAACCAATTATCATATGAAATATATTTTAACTTTCTAGGAGTTATATCTTGTCTTGATACTCTTACATAATCTACAGTAAAATCTCCAGATGTAGATAAATGTACATAGCTAGTTATACCTGTAGCAGTAAATGTAGATTCAAATATTTTACCTTTGCCATAATCATCTACAGTTAAAGTAGCATTTAAATTATCTGTTCCACCTGCAGAAGTTCCAACTTTAATTGCTAAAGTATCTCCATCAGCATTAGTATCAAATGCTCTTATTTGAATTTTATATTGTTTATTTACTATTGTAGATATAGCTTGATAAGAAGATGCGTTACTTAAACTTAATCTACCATTTCCTAAACTTGAATGTGCAGGAGAACCTGTATCTGTTGTCCAGTTATCTATTGTTGTAGCAAATTCACCATTACTAATTAATTCACTAGGTTTTAAGAAAAAAGAATCCCAATCTACTTTTCTCATATCTGATTCTAACGAATACTCTTGAGTTCCTGTATTTGTAGTTTTAGTAGTAGTACTATGCAGTAATGGTATTTCACCAGATTCATTATAAATATCATGAATTGATTTATTTACAAAATCTTTTACTGCAGTTTGTATACCTCTACTAGAACTAAAATTAGCTGAAGTTAATTCAGTTTCATTTAATTCTCTAAGAGTTCTATTAGTTAAAGTTAAATATGTTGTAGCCAATGTATTCCCCTGTTAAATATCAAGGGGGGATTGCTCCCCCCATGAATATATTTATTAACTAAAAGTTACTGTTTGTGAGTCTGTGTCAGCGTCTGATCCACCTTTATCAAGTGAAATCATAGTTGCCCATACTCTAACTTTTGCATTAATTGCACCAGTACCAACTGTGATTCTGATAGCATCAGCAGAACTGTTTGCAAAAGGTGCAGCTAAAATAGCCATTTGGCCAGCAGCAGCTACAGTTGCAGCAGCTACATATTGGTCAGCGTCTGCACTATCACCTAATGCGATTGTTCCACTGTTTCCAGCAGAGTCAGCAGTTAATACATCAACGCCTGCAGCAAGTACCATTGTGTTTGCTGGAATAGCAATAACATCAAAAGTATCAGTAGCAGCGTTAGTTGTAGAAGAGAAATCTACAACTTCTGATGCGATTCTTACAGTATCACTAGATGCTTTGATCTGAGTGTTTGTATTTGAACTATCATAAGCAGTCATAATTTATTTCCTCCTACTATTAACCGATTGTTATAACACCAGAGTATACAGCGTCATCTCTTAAGATTTTTCTTCCGAAAACGTGTAATCCTCTTACGATGTCAGCGAATGAATCAGGGTCTCTGATTAATTCTGTTTTTGCAATGTGGTTAGCTGTAGCTACAGCAGACATATGTCCATATAAGAATGCATATTCGTTTGCACCTGATGAACCAAATGTTTTGTTTGCAGCACTTCCGCTAGACACAGCAATTGCGTTAGTCATGTACATGTTAAAACCAAATAACGGTTTGTCAGTAACCATACCGTTTCTGATTTGTGATACACCACCATCGTTCAAGATTGATTGGTCTGAAAGTTTAGCACCAGCTTTTCTTAATTGTTGAAAAAAAGCAGGCGGTGCTACTAACCATCTATTTTCTTCTGGTACGTCATTCCCATCAAGAACTGTTTTAGCAGCTGAAACTACATCTGCTAAAGTATCTGTAGCAGCATCACCATCAATTGGTGAACCATCAGTACCTGTGTTAGCAGCTGATGTTGTAGCATTGTCGTAAATGTGCTTCAACACGTTGTAGTCATAGTTTCTTTTTAATGAGTATGCACCTGAAGAGGTTGCAAGAGCTTCAAAGTTTACATGAGATTGTCTTTCTTCAATGTCATCTACTTTGAAAGCAAAGTATGAACCTTGATCAACTGTCATAGTGATTTGGTCATCAGCTAAGTCTTGTGTAGAAACAGCTGTACCTCTTGCATAATCTGCAACAGTGATTGTAGGTTCTTTTATTATTTTAACAGTATCGCCAAAATTTTCAATTTCTCCAGCATAATCAGTGTTAGTAATGTCTTCTACCACTGATGCTCTTCTGAAGAATTTTTGAACCTTCTGACTAAAAATTTGTGGAGTGAAATTACCTGAAGGTAAGTTTCCGTATCCACCAGCACTTCCAAAAGCCATGGTTGTACCCTCCTTAGTTTAGTTTAGTTGATTGTTTAACTTTGTTCAATCCTACCTTCTAAACGAGCAAGATCAATATCCTTTTCATGTTTCTCAAATTCATGAGGTTTCATTCTAGATATTTCACTTACAGTCCAAACTTTCTTTTTAGGAATTTCAGATTCAGTACTTTTTCTAGTTTTAGAAATTGCTTTAGCAGCTTCTTTCTTAACATCCTTTTCTTCTTTCTTAGATAACGTACTAATGCCACGATCCATTTTATATAAATCAATAGCTCTAGCAGCTAACTTAGAATTGGAAGTATTTTCATACAACCAACTTTGAATAGTAGGATCTTGTAGTTGAGCCCATTCATGAAAATCATCTTTTTGACGAAGATCATTAAAGTCTGGGTGAACCTTAAGAAGTTCTACTTCAGCTTTTTCTCTAGCAATTTGTTCCTGTTGCTTTTGCAAGTTTTGATATTTTTCTTCAACATCTTTTGCTCTAGCATCAGCCTTTGTCATGGCAATTGTTTCTACCATGTCATAGACATCTGGATACTCCCTTTTCCAAGATTCTAATTCCTCTTTAGATTTAGGAGGTGTAAATTGCTGAGTACTTGATTCTAATTGTGTCCGTAAAGAAGAAAGCTCTTCCTTATGTTTTTGAATAGTAGAATCATAGTGTCTTTTCAAATCGTCATAACGTTTTTTAAAGACACGGTCTTCAGCGTTAGCAGGGCGTTCAGCGATAGGAGTAGCCTGATTATCTGTTTGATCTGCAGTCTCTTCAGATGCATCGGTGTCCTTCTGTTCGGTTGCTGCGGTTGCTTGTTTGTCTCTTTGTTCCTGATGATATTTAGATAATTTACCTGTTAGAAACGCTTTTGTTTCTTCATCATCCTCACCTCTATCTTTATGATATGGGTTTGCATTTGGTACACTAACTTTTTTCTCTTCAGTTTCAGAGACTCTGTTTTCTTCTTCCATTATTTTTACCTATTGGTTGAGTGCCTTATGGATAAGGGTAGCTCGATTCCATAATTTTTGTGGGCCGAAATTAAACTCCTTGAGTATCTATTGATTGATAATCAATATCTCCTGCTTGTTCACTTTCGGGTGGCACAGTTTGTTGATCCATCTCTTGACTAGATGCAAGATCAGCTATAAAACTTTCTACAGCTTGAGCTTCATCTGCTCCACCATATCTTTTAGTTGCAAATGTTTTTACAACTGAGACAGGTAGAACTACGTTCTCTTCTGCACTAGTAAATTGATCCACAAGTGGACTAAGTTCTGGTGCTAGTTTTTTAAGAACGCCTGCAACAGATGGAGCTAATACTGTATCAAGTACAACCTTATCTTCATCTGTTAGAGATTGAATTTTGTTTTGTAAATCTTCTGATGGCATTTCTTGGGGTTGAGGCTGAGGTCTTTGTGCAACTTGTTGAGGTTGAACTCTTTTAGGTTGCATAGATTCTGGAACTTTCATTCTACTCATATCGGGTGCTTGTGGAGTAAAAGGTTTTTTATCTACTAATCCAGTTGTGCTAACTTTATTCCCTGCTTCAATTGCCATTATAAATGCCTATTACGTTTAGTGTTTAATAAATTATAATTTTTATCACTTACAAAGTTTCCTATTAACCAACATAAAGGTTCACCTATACCTGCATAGATTCTTCCTAATAAATCAAATTTACCTTGATTCATTCTCCATGCAATATCATTTGCTCTATGTTGTGCAATATGTTTCCAAACTTTTCTGTAAGTTTTAAATTTTTGAATATGTCTTACTGTTGGAATTGCCCAAGCTAAATATCCTTTTAAATGTTTTTTACTTAAATGTCTGTAAGTAAATCTTATATCTCTTACTAAATCAGCTGTAGATAATTCTCCTGTTTTATTTAATTCTGTACAAATAACTCTTTGTGATCCACCGCCACCACCTTTGTTGTGTACTACATATTTATCTGCAATATATGAATTGTCATTTGAAACATTAAAATTGTATAAAGGTGTTTTAGGACTTTCTATATCTTTTGATTTAATATCAGTAATTTCTAATAAACCATTTTCAGTTATAAGTTTATCACCAACTTTTAATTCACCTTTTAATTGATTATATAATTCAATACCATCACGTTCTTTTGTTTTTTCTGGTTTAATAGATTTCCAACCTTCATCTGTCATGAATGGGTGTTCTGAAGTAAAAAAATAATGTTCAGTATTATTAAATGAATATAATTTTCTTTCACCTAATAATGTAGGATCTAATTTAATAACTTCATTATCACCTTTGTATCCTTTTACTTTATCTCCAACTATAATATCTTCAATATTTTTAGTTGTACCATCTGCCATAGTAATTTTAGTACCAGCAATAAAACAACTTCCATATGCTGCTTCTTCTTTAGTTTGTTCTCCAAAGCTATCTTTACCTGTGCTTTCTTTTCTACTACCGTAGACTTCTTTGTTTTCTGCTTTTGCTTTTGCTCGATCTGCTACTTCTTTATTTTTTTTATTATTATATTCTTCTAATTGTTTTTCCATTTTTTTAGTATCATCTATAAATTTTTGAGATACATTTTTAGTAGCAATAGTATTTTTTCTTGTTGCAATTCTAGTACGAGCACCTCTAGCTATATCTCCAAATGCAGAAACTGCATTCATACCAGCAAATACATCTGTAGCTGGATTACCTCCTACTCTACCATTATCCATAACATTAAAATAAGATTTATTAAATTTGTCTGTAGGAGATTCTTGAATATTAGCAGCTATACTTCTAGCAATTGTAGCTATTGGCCCAGACGTTAAAACTTTACCTACGCTAGTAGCTAATGACTGTAATCCTGTTTTAACTGTAGATAAACCAGTTGTCGGTGCTTCTGGTTTTACATCTTCTTTTTCAGCAGGATCAGCTAATGTGCCTGCAGTTGAACCTGCAAATCTTGCAGTATCTAAAGGTTGTGCAGCAACTTTACTAATACCTAATTGTGCAGCATCTGAAGTCATTGCAGCTCTAGCATCTGCAGTTGTAGATGCATATGCTTGAGGTGCTTGAACTTGTTGTGCACCTAAACTTAAACTTCTAAAAGGACTAATAGGTGTTTTATCTACAACTATACCTGGAGCTTTTGGTTGTGTTGTATCACCAGCTATATCTCTCATAGTTGGTCTTTCAAATGATGATTTAGTTGTTTGTTGTGTAGTATCACCAGCTATATCTCTCATAGTTGGTCTAGCTACACCTAAACTAGTTGTAGTTGTATCAACTTGCGGATCAATTTTTTTAGCTTCTTTTTGTAGCTGTGCTTGGCTCAACATTTCTGAACCAGTATAATCTATTCTATCCCCACCTGTTGCAGGTTTAAATGCTTCTGTAGTTTGTTGTGCTACAGTTTGTGTAGTAGCTTCTGTAGTTGCTTTTGATGTATCTGTAGTACCAGCAGTTGTAGTTGTATAATCTGGTATAGATAATTTTTTAACAGGAGTAAATCCAACTTGTTTGACTGTATATTTTCCAGTAGTAGGATCTTGAACTAATTCAAAAGTTCCACCACCAATTCTATTTACATCAAAAGTTGTTGCCATATTATTCCTTATTGCGTTTGTTCGCTTCCTTCAGGTTGAGTATTTGCCGCACTAAAGCCAGCTTCCCCTGGCATCGGCACACTTCCCGTTCCGATGTTGCCACCTCCAGCTCCCGATACATCTGTTGCTGAAGCTCCAGGAGGTACTTCTCCAGTTGGCCCCATTTGACTTTGTCCTCTAGCAGAGGCAGTATTGTTTTGATTTCCATTTGCCATCCCCATTATTTGTGCATAGATCGCAGCTTTCTCTGGATCATTAATTAATTGATCTGGATCTATATCTAAAGACTTAGCAATTTCTTTTAAGCAAGTATGCCATCTTACAAATGGTGCAAGTGCAGGATTAGATGCAGTTTGCATAAATGTAATTAGTCTTTGTGATCTAACTTCTTTTTGCATCAATGAAGAAGTCCCTTGTGCTTTAACTTCCAGATCACCTTTTATGTTAGGAGAGTCTTCATTGAATTGCATGTTCCAATGATACAATGATTCTCCAAGGGGTTTCAAAAGATAGTCATCAATATTTTTAATAACTGTCTTAATACTTAATGCAGCAGCACCCATCAACATAGACATACCTGATGCAGTTCTAGTTGTAGATTGTACACCTGTTGCTCCATGTGAGTATGATGGAATACCAGTTGATTCATCTGCTAGCTGTCTGAACTTATCAAACATTTGTAAATTCTCTTGTGCAGTATTTGGAAATTTAAGACCATGTACTGCTTGACCTGTTTGACCACTTTGTCTTCTAAATATTTTACCAGGATAAACTTTCATATCTTGTCCTGGAACTAGCATTGTTTCATCAACATCAAATACTAAATTACCTGCTAAGGCTAAGTTATCAATTGCCATTCTAGCATGACCATTCATAACCATCTGTGAGTCTTCCATATTTTCTGGAATACCTACTCCAAAAAATTGATATGGATTTAATTCATATGGACATACTAAGTATGGTAATCGTTTTGGCGAGAATGGATTTTCTACCATTCTTAAAACTTTATTACCACATATCCATATATTAACATGAACTACTTCTGAATCTGTTTCATATGAAATTCCACATTCATCAGCAAGTTTTTTATCAATGACTCCCCAATATTCTAATACTTCAAATCTGTTTTTATAAATACTTGTAATATTTTCTCTATCATATAATGAAGATTCAAATCCTCTTGTTTGATAGTTAGGCCCCATCTCTAAACATTCTTGTACAGCTTGTCTATCAAACATCGGTTTATCTCCTAAGTCTTCTAGTTGCTGTTTGTTAAATGAATGTCTTTGAATTACATAATCACAATCATTTATATTCGTAGCATTTGGATCTGGATAAAAATCCCAACATGATACTGCTTCAATAGATGGAATAGATTTAGTTTTAGATACTTGAATTTTCGTTATATTACCTTCATCATCTTCTGTAGTATCATAGCTATGATATGTTTTAGAATCTGTAAACGGGCCTTTTAAAATTCCTGTACCTAGTAATGCCATTTCAAAAAATACATGACGCATAATTGTAATAGCTTTACTTTCTTCTAACTGGTCATGAATTAATTTCTCCATAGCTTCTGCTGCTAACTTAGCAGGTTCTATCTGTGGAGTACCTGTACTAGATGGGCCTTCTTCAAATCCTACGTTCTCATATTCTTGTGCAAGATTTCTCATTAAGTCTGTAGCAGTAGCACCAGGAGGGATGCCTTTACCATCACCTGCATAACCATAAGGATCCATTTCTTCTGGAGCTTGTGGTTGTTGTTCTTGTGGTGTTTTTAAATGAGCTTTCTCTGCAATACCTTCAGGTACTGATGTTGGATTAATACCTAAAGGGAATTTGTTTTGTGAAAATAGTACTTCAATAATTTGACCGAATGATGCAAGAACTTTTGTCTTTGTAATCTTAACAAAGATTCTAGACTTTTCGTTATCTCTAAAAGCCATTTCTGGCCCATACAATCCTCTATAATTTCTGTAAGCCTTTAACCATCTTTTTTCATCGTAGATTTTAGATGTCTCGGCCTGTTGAAACTTAGAACGTATGTGTCCTACAAGTCCGTTTCCTGCAGTTTCATAACTGCCATTTTTATCTTTACTATCTTCCATTTAAAACTTAGTAATCTTTTTCTTCAGCCATTCTAAAAATTGATGGATCTACTTTTGATTTAGATTTTCCTTTTTTATCTTTACCATCACCAGCCATATCACCTTGTTTAATTTTCATATTTGGATTAATTTCCAATTTATCATTAGGTCTTTTAGCTACATCTGGTGCAAGTTCTCCATGCATATATCTTTTCATCATTTGCTTTTCTCCTATATTAATAATCTTTTTGATCTGCCATTGTAAATAAACTGTCCTGTACATGTTCTGAACCAGATTTAGTTGGGACATCATTATCCGCTAAATAGTTCATAGACTTGTATTTTCCTGGAGCATGCTTATTAAAGTCAATGTTCATTGATTCTCTGTTTGGTTGTTTGCCATCAGCAGCTTCACTTAATTGACCTTGTTTTACTTTAGCCTTTGGGTCGAATTTTGCTTCCATGTTTCCTCCTGTTATATTTTTACTTTTTTAATTTTAAGTACATTTTTAGTAGGAATCACTGTATGACCACCACCTTGTTTAACTTCTTTGTTGTTTAACTCAAAATTAAAATCTGACATAAGGATTGTTACTTCTGAGTCATATCTCATTAACCATCCTACGGTACAGCAAATAGCTGTAGTTGATTTTTTTATGTCTGGTATATCTACCCAAGAAGCATCAGATACAATATCTTCCCAGTAAGCAATTACCAATTCATATGGAAATATTTTTTTATTAAGCTCTGGAAGTTTTCTTTTTTTCTGTGACATTTTTTAACTTCCCGCTTTTTTCCATTGCATAAAAAACAGCAGTACCTTTTTTAGTACCATACTGTTCTTTTAATTCTTTTAAAACTTTTTTACCTTTAGCATTTAAAGGCATTATAATACTTTTCCTTTATTAATTCCTGATTTAATAACATACTTATTTGTGCCATTGGCATTTTTATCTACAGACTTTTTAAAGTATCTGCATAAAAATAATTCTTTAGCACGTCTTGTTGCATCTTGAAAATAAACATTTACTTTGTGGTGTATTCTATTCATAATTAATATCCAAATTTTTTATCTGCAGCATTAAACTCTGTACTGAAGATAGGTTTAAAACGTTGTGCATATTTAGGGTGCATGGGTCTGCTCATACATCCATAACGTAATGCATCATATGCGTGATCTTCTGCATTCGTATCTACATCTTCTGGGTTTTTATCATCAACAGGTAGAGTAGTAATTGTTCTAATTAAATTTCTACAGTTGTTAAAAACTCTAAGACCTGGTTCTTTACCATTCATTGATAATCGTTTATGAATTTCAAGTTTACCACTAATTCTACTTTTAGGTGATCTATCGGATTGTCTCCAACGACATCCTTGTTGTATCATTGTCTCTGCAATGCTTGGGCCTACATCACCTCTCTTAGCCCATGTACTAGAGTCTAATACTCCGTATTGAATATATTCTCCAGATTCTAATTCTATAACTTTTCTTGCGAAAACATCTGCCGTAATTTTGG